GTTTTTGCTGGCATAGAGTGGCGCCAGTAACAAGTGGTACAAGATACTCTTTAGTAATTTGGAACCTAGGACGCCCTTTTAAATAATGGATATATAATAGTGAATTAAGGAGAATATAATGGCAGTAACAGCAAACAAAGACATAATGAAAACCGATTGGTATTTTAGTACACCTGTTTATAGTATTGAGAAACCTGAATGGTTAGCACCAGCAATTAAAGCGACAGATAAGTTTATAGATGAGGCCTATAAAAGAGAAGCACCAAAATTAAAAGAACGAAAAAAGTTTTTAGGTAACAAAGATTATTTAAAAGTAAAAGACCACGGAATGAGTTATCACTCAACACCGTTAAACGGTGATCCTGGATTAAAAGAATTAGAATCATATATTGGAGCAACTTCATGGAATCTATTAGATGAATGGGGTTATAATATGGATCAATACACAATGTTCTTTACAGAATTTTGGGTACAAGAGTTTGCTAAATCAGGTGGTGGCCATCACAGTACACACGTTCATTGGGATAATCATATATCAGGTTTTTACTTTTTAAAATGTTCAGATAAAACATCATTTCCTGTAATGCACGATCCTAGAGCAGGAGGTATGATGACAAAACTGCCACAAAAAGATGGAAGTAAAATTAGTACCATGTCAGATTCTATACATTATAAACCTAAACCAGGAACATTAATATTTTTCCCTGCTTATGTACCACATGAATTTGCGGTAGATGATGGAGTAGATGATTTTAGATTTATTCACTTCAACTTACAAGCGGTAAGAAATATTGTTGTAAACGCAGCCAAGGGAATGAAATAATGAAAGCAACATTTAAGAAAAAACATTTTTTAGTAATAAAGGAAGCAATTGATCCAAAGGTAGCCAACTTTGTTTATAATTACTTTTTAATGAAACGACAAGTGGCAAGAACATTTTTTGATACTCGTTATATCTCACCCTTTACAACAGAATGGGGAGTATGGAATGATGAACAAGTACCAAACACATATTCACATTACGGCGATACAGCCATGGAAACATTGTTATTAGCGTGTCAACCTAAAATGGAAAAGGCAACAGGTCTATCATTAAATCCTACTTACGCCTATGCTCGTATCTATAAAAAAGGTGATATATTAGAAAGACATAAAGATAGATTTAGTTGTGAGATTTCTACTACAATGAATCTAGGTGGTGATGATTGGCCAATTTATTTAGAAAATAAAAAGAATGTTGGTATACCAGATGATAAAAATTACTTTGCTAAAACTAATAATAAAGGTACAAAAGTTGTATTGAAACCTGGTGATATGTTAGTTTACAAAGGTATGATACTAGAACATTGGCGAGAAACATTTTTAGGTGAAGATTGTGCTCAAGTTTTTTTACATTATAATGATGTAAACTCTAAAGTTGGCAATTCTGAAGAAAATATGTTTGATGGCCGACCTCATTTAGGTTTACCTAGTTACTTCAAAGGAATGAAGTTAAACAAATAATTTATTCATAAATAGTCATATGAGTAAATTAGAAGATAAAGTAAACGAAATATTAGGTATTGAAAATAAAGAGCCTAAAGAAACTAAAGAGTTTAAACCTTTAGTACCTCGTAGAGAAGATAAACAAAAAGCCGACATTGATAACGATTACGACTATAGTAGAGAAAATTACTATAATTTAATTGAAAGAGGCCAAGAAGCCATACAAGGTATATTAGATGTTGCTAAAGAAGGACAACATCCAAGAGCCTATGAAGTGGCCTTAGCAGGTATCAAAAATGTGGCTGATACTGTTGATAAATTACAAGACTTACAAAGTAAACTTAAATCTTTAAAAGACATTCCAAAAACGGCCAATCAAAATATTAAAAATGCCTTATTTGTAGGCTCAACGGCTGAATTACAAAAGATGTTAAAAAATAATGAAGATACTAAAAGCAAAAACATCACACCCAAAGAAACAGATACTAAAGATAAGTGATTTAAGTTATATTAAATATTACGAAGAACACGGCGTTTACTTACAAGACTTATCAAAAGATTTTGAAATGATTGAACCAATAGAAATAAATCAACATACAATATCAGATACTCCTAGATATGGTGCTAATGGTAAGTTGTATATAGAAAAAAAGTATTCAGTAGTAAAAGGTAATCAAAGAGTTACAATGGCCAAAAAATTAGGTTATACACATATAGAGGGTATTATATTAAATGACTGATGCATATTTGGGAAATCCCAATCTTAAAAAGGTAAACACACCTGTTGAGTTTACACAGGAACAAATTAAAGAATATCAAAAGTGTGCCAAAGACCCTTTATACTTTATGGAAAATTATATAAAGATTGTTTCACTTGATGAAGGACTTGTGCCTTTTAAAATGTATGACTTTCAAAGAAAGATAGTTGATACTATTCACAATAACAGATTTACAATTTGTAAACTGCCAAGACAATCAGGTAAATCAACAACAACAATTTCTTATCTTTTACACTTTGCTTTGTTTAATCCTAACTCAAACATAGCCTTACTTGCCAATAAATCTTCTACTGCTAGAGATATATTAAGTAGGTTACAATTAGCCTATGAAAACTTACCGAAGTGGATGCAACAAGGTGTTATAAACTGGAACAAAGGTAATATAGAATTAGAAAATAAATCAACGATTGTGGCGGCCGCTACATCTTCAAGTGCCATTCGGGGTGGTTCTTATAATATAATATTCCTTGATGAGTTTGCCTTTGTACCTACAAATATTGCCGAGTCTTTCTTTAGTTCAGTTTATCCTACAATTTCATCTGGTAAAAATACAAAGATGATTATTGTATCAACACCTTATGGTATGAATCAGTTTTACAAATTATGGACAGACGCTGAAAATAAAAGAAACGATTATATACCCATAGAAGTACATTGGTCGGAAGTTCCTGGTAGAGATGAGGCCTGGAAAGAACAAACAATTAGAAATACATCACCTGAGCAATTTCAACAAGAGTTTGAATGTGAATTTTTAGGCTCTGTTAATACACTTATAAGTCCAGCCAAAATTAAAAATATGGCTTATATGAATCCTTTAAAGTCTTCAGGTAGTGTAGAAGTTTTTGAGGCACCAATCAAAGGTCACACATACATATGTACCGTTGACGTATCCAGAGGTGTGGACAAAGATTACTCAGCCTTTATAGTATTTGATGTCACACAAATGCCGTACAAGGTGGTGGCCTTATATAAAGACAATGAAGTAAAACCATTTGTCTTTCCTAATATTATTGAACAAGTTTGTAAAGGATATAACAGAGCTCATATCTTAACCGAAGTCAATGACATTGGCCAACAAATTGCTGAAGCCCTACAGTTTGAGATTGAATATGACAATCTTATGATGACAACTCAAAAAGGTAGAGCTGGTCAAATATTAGGTGCTATGTATAGTGGCCGAGGTACATCTTTAGGTGTTCGTATGACTAAACAGATTAAAAGAATAGGTTGTGCTAATATAAAGACACTTATAGAGGGCGATAAACTCTTAATAAATTCATTTAAGATTATAGAAGAAATCTCAACATTTGCCAAAAGAGGCCAAAGTTATCAGGCCGAAGATGGTGCTAATGATGATTTAATGATGTGTTGTGTCATATTTGGTTGGGTATCTAATCAACCTTACTTTAAAGAGTTAACCAATACAAATGCTAGACAACAAATGTATGTGGAACAACAAAATCTAATAGAGCAAGATATGGCTCCGTTTGGTTTTTTAGATGACGGTATTAATGACCACGAACAGACAACCGTAGATGAATATGGAGATGTTTGGAGTCCAGTTGATATACGTAAAGGTATGTAGTTTTGAGTTATTATAAATATCTGTATAATGAAACTTTGACTATGGGCGTATGAATAATACGACTTTTGAACAATAAACAAATGTTAATTAGCTAATTAAGAGGAGAATAAACCTATGGCATTTCAAGTATCACCAGGTGTTCTCGTACAAGAAAAAGATTTAACTAGAATTATACCTGCGGTATCAACATCAATCGGTGCTGTCGCTGGTCAATTTAATAAAGGACCTTTAGACGAGGTTGTGGCTATTTCTAGTGAACAAGAGCTTGTAGATACGTTCGGTAAACCAGATTCAAATACTTTTGAATACTTTTTTACTGCCGCTAACTTTCTACAATACTCTAATGCTTTGAGAGTAGTACGTGCATCTAATACAAGTTCTACAAACGCTAACTCATCAGGTTCTAGCATACAAATTAAGAACAATGATGATTATGAATCAAACTACGAAGATGGTTCAGGTGTAGTAGGAACTTTTGCCGCTAGAACAACAGGAGCTTGGGGTAACAACTTACTAGTTGCTACTTGTCCTTCAGCAACTGCTTATGAAGAAACTGTAACTAGTTTAGTAGATCAAGCCGACTTAGCAGTTGGCGACACAACTGTAACTGTAGATGACGGTACAGATTTCAATGTTGGTGACATCATTGAATTTTCTACTACTGCTTCAAGTACAGACTTTGATTCTGGCGAAAAATATAGAATAACGGGCATTTCAACAAACGATTTAACAATCGTACAACATCCAAGAGGTGCTGGCGGTTTACAAACTGCTTTTGTTGATGATGCAAGAATAAAAAGAAGATGGAGATATTACGACTCAGTTGACGGCGCTCCAGGAACTTCAACATATGTATCTGATAGATCAGGTTCAGGTGATGAAATCCACGTAGTAGTTGTTGACGAAGATGGTGGAATTTCAGGTACACCAGGCGAAGTAATTGAAACATTTTCTAAATTATCAAAAGCTTCAGACGCTAAAACTCCATCAGGAGACACTAACTATTATCCAACAGTAATTAAAAATAGATCAAACTATATTTACTGGATGGATCATAATACAAGTGGTTCTAACTGGGGTAATGCTGCTGCTTCAACTACATTTACAAGTGTAACTACACCGACAAGTGAATCTTTATCAGCGGGTGCTGATGGTTCAACTGTAACAACAGGCCAATTGAAAACTGCTTACGAGAAGTTCCAAGACGCTGATACAGTAGATGTTGGTTTAATTATGGCAGGTAAAGGTGACGCAACTCACGTTGATAACCTAATTACAATAGCAGAAAATAGAAAAGATGCTGTTGTATTTGCTTCGCCAGAAAGAGCAGATGTAGTTGGTATAACAAACTCTAATACACAAACTACTAACGTTATCGGTTTTTTTGATAGTGTTAGATCATCAAGTTATGTTGTATTTGATAGTGGTTACAAATACTGCTATGACAGATACAATGATGTGTATAGATATGTACCACTTAACGGTGATATAGCAGGATTAGCGGCTAGAACAGACTTAACAGCAGACGCTTGGTATTCACCAGCAGGCTTTAACAGAGGTATTGTTAGAGGCGCTGTTAAATTAGCTTATAATCCAACTAAAGCTCAAAGAGATCAATTATATCCAAGTAGAGTTAATCCAGTAGCAACGTTCCCAGGACAAGGTACTGTATTATTTGGAGATAAAACTGGTCTTTCATCACCAAGTGCTTTTGATAGAATCAACGTAAGAAGATTGTTTATCACTTTAGAGAAGGCGATTTCAACTGCTTCTAAATTTCAACTCTTTGAGTTCAATGATGAATTTACAAGAGCTAACTTTAGAAACATTGTAGAACCTTTCCTAAGAGAAGTACAAGGTAGACGAGGTATCACAGACTTCCTAGTAGTATGTGATGAAACTAACA